TAAGTTTAAAGATAATGAATTAATATACAAAATTATTGATAAAAACTTAGACATCAGAGCTGGAGATAAAGTAATTAATAAAGCAGTACCAGGATTAATACCTACATTCTCAGTAGCATTAGCACAAGAATATAAAGATAAATGTGATTGGGAAAATGAAGATTGGTATGCTTCAAGAAAATTAGATGGAGTTAGATGTTTAGCCGTTGTTGATGAAAATGGTGAATGTACACTTTATTCAAGAATGGGTAAAGAATTAACTACATTAAATAAAGTAAAAGAATCTATTGAAGCAACAAATGTTATTAATCAGGTATTTGATGGTGAAATTTGTTTAATGGATGAAAATGGAAATGAAGATTTTCAAGGTATAATGAAACAATTAAGACGTAAAGATCACCAAATTGAAAATCCAATATTCATGATATTTGATATGATTCATAAACCTGAATTTGATAATCAAAAAGGTACTGAGATATTATCTGAAAGATTAGCTAAATTAAGAGCATGGCAAGGTGGAAGACGTACAGATGCTAAAATATTACGTTATACAGATCAATTTGTTATAACAGATGGTAGACATTTCGATAAATGGGGACAAATAGCAGCTGATAATGGTTGGGAAGGATTTATGTTACGTAATGATGTTGGTTATGAAGGTAAACGTAGTAAAAATTTAGTTAAAGTAAAAAAATTCTATGATGCTGAGTATGAAGTAATTGAGTATGATACAGATACAGCTGAAGTAGTTAGAAATGGTAGATCAGAGACTATTGAAATGTTATCTCAAGTATGGATTGAACATAAAGGCCATAAAGTAAAAGTTGGTAGTGGTTGGACTCATGAGCAAAGGTTACAATATATGGATGGTTCAATTGTAGGTAAAATTATAACAGTTCAATATTTTGAAGAAACTAAAAATGATAAAGGTGGAATTAGTTTAAGATTCCCAACAGTAAAACACGTATATGATGGAAAACGAGAAATGTAAATTTACAAAAACGATATTCTGGGTTGAAAAGTTTATAACAGAAGAAGGTGGAGGACCAGTAGATGTAGGATTTTCATTAGATTCTCCTGGATTATTTAAATTTTTAAAGAGTGCAGAAGAAAAGGGTAATGAAATATTAGGTCTAAGGTTTATGGAAGATTCAGAACTTTTAGAAGTATTAATAAGACCAAAAAAAGATGGAAACAACAAATAATATTAAAAAGGCAACACCAAAAATATTTGAAGGATTACTTGCAAATTTAGGTTTTGATGATGATTCTATACCTAAAAAAAGTTCAATGCATTGTGCCACTACAGTTAAAAGTTATTTAGAACATAACCCAGAGTTAAAGGCAGGAATATATACAGATGCATTATATTTTATTTTCAAAAATGGTATTCCTATGAAAATAGGTAAAGTAGGGGGAGGTAAAAGATGTATGAAAAATAGATGTAATGATTATAGATCTGTAGGTGATAATATTGGAAGAGAAATATTAGATAGTATAGATAATGGACATCATATTGATATTTGGGCTTTATACCCACCTACTAAATCAGCAATAGAAATATATGGTCATTGGGTAATGCCTACTGTTATGGCTAGTTTAGAAAAAATGATACTAGCTAGTGCTGAAAAAATTGGATTGAAATTGGAGTGGAATTCAAATAAAGGATAAAATTAAATTAAAATAAAAGTTATATATTTATGTTACAGACTATTAATCAAACAAATATGAAATTAAAAATGATACCATGTAGTAATTGTGGTGAACCAATGCCAGAATTACGTTTAATAAAAGCAGGTTTTGACTATTGTGTTACTTGCTCTGAAAATGGTTTAGGTGCAGGTAGAAAACAAGGTATACCTGTAATGATGGGAGAAGGAGATCATACTTGGATTGAAACTGTTATTATGGATGATGATCAATATAGACAGTATTTGAATCAAGAAAAAGCTGAAAAAGAGCTTAAAAAGAACAATAAGGCTGAAATGTTAGATATGGATAAAGAGGATAGAAAACTACACGGCCCAGTTACAATAAAAAACGAAGATGGCAAACAAGAAGAAATTCTTAAGTAAAGAACAAATAGTAGCTGCCCAAGGTGTAACTAAATCTAATATGGCAGCAGCAAGATATTTACATGTTTCTTATCAACATTATAAGAAATATGCTAAAATGTATAATCTATTTGATGGTCATAAGAACCAGTCTGGTAAAGGTATTCCTAAATTTTTACGTGGTCCTAAGAAAATGCCACACATGCTTGAAATAATTGAGGGAAGAATATCAGCAGCTTCATTTGAACCCGCAAAACTTAAGTATGCTCTTATAGAGCAGGGATATTTATTAGAGGAATGTGCTGTGTGTAGTTTCAAAGAAAGGCGAGTACTTGACTATAAAGTACCATTATTATTACATTTTAAAGACAACAATAGTAACAATTACAGCACTGATAATATTGAGTTACTATGTTATAATCATTATTTTTTAACGGTTGGCGATATTTTTAATTCAAAAGATATTAAACAAATTGAATCAAAACAAGAACACTATGGAACTAGTGAAAAAGTAGATTTTGAAGTTGATGAATATCACTTACAACGGTTAAAAGAATTAGGATTAGATAATGAAGAAGAAGCAAACGAATTAATTAGTAGAATATGATAGAATTTATAAGACATGCTTTAGGATTTTGTGGCGAGCATTGGCATCCAAATATTTGGACGGCTGCAGCTTCAGCCCCAATAATTGCACCAACTATATATTACATTAAATGTAAATGTGGAGGTTGGTTCAAACATACTAAAAACTGTATACATGAGAAAAAGTAAATCTTACCGTAAAAAACATGACGCTATAGTCAATGATTACGATAATCAGAAATCTAAACATTTGGATAAATTAGCTAGTACAATGCTTAAGAATGATGAAAAAGCAGATAAGTTGAAATCCAAAAAAATGAAAGGTGATTTCTTAAAAAACTTTTAATATGAAAAACGTAATATTCATGGTGATAATTTTATTATCCCCAGTAATGGTTGCACCAACATCTCCTATAATTACACCAACAGTAATAATAGAACAACCAAAACCAATAATTAAAGATCATTATTTATTTTTAAATGATTTAGGTCATCAAGAATCAGGTAATAGATATAATATAGTTAATAGGTTTGGTTATATGGGTAGATATCAATTTGGTAAATCAACACTAAGAACTTTAAAAATTAAGGTTAGTAAAGAAGCATTTTTAAGTAGCCCTGATTTACAAGAATATGCTATGCAACAATTACTTTGTTATAATAAAAAAAAGTTACAAAAATATATAGATAAGTTTGATGGGCAAATAGTTCATGGTATATTAGTAACAGAATCTGGATTATTAGCTGCAGCTCATTTAGGGGGAGCGGGTAGTGTAAAAAAATGGTTTAGAACAGGTAAAGTTAGAGAAGATGGAAATGGAGTTAAGATTACAAGCTATATGAAACGCTTCTCTGGATATGAATTATATTTATAATATATGGCAAAAACTATAAAGATAAATAGAAAAGAAGATAGCACAATAATAAATTTTACTGTTAGTAAATTTTTTAATAATATTGATGATGATATATTAATCCAAATGGCATACGCAGGTAAATTATTAGATTTATGTAATGCTTTAAGTATTGAATTAAACTCATCAGATGAAAAAGACTCATACACATGTTAAATTTAAAACAAAAAAGTGCAATAAGAAGAAATGTTGATATTGAACTAGGAATAAAGCCTCCTTATTCCTCAATTTATACTAATAAAAAAAAGTATACAAGAAAAGAAAAACACAAAAACAGCGTGGATAAGTGAATAATTGTTCATATATTGTTCATCACGCAGTTCTTTAAAAAGATACAGTTGTTTCCGACTGTTGT